GGGGTGGCCTTTTCCCCCTCTGAAGGGGTATTTTTGTTAAGGGGTAACGTGGAAGCGTTAGATTGGAAACGAAAAATCGAACAGAACTGCAAGGAAGCCGGTACGTACAAGCAGGTTTTTGATCCCGTGATTGACACATTAGCCGGGATAATGGAGAAGCGAGACTATGCCGAAGCGGTGTTTGAAGACGAAGGCAAGCAGGTAATTGTCGAGCATACGAACAAAGGAGGCGCGACAAACTATGAACAGAATCCATTGATTCGTCTGATAAATGACTTGAACCGCGATGCGTTGGCATATTGGCGGGATCTTGGTCTCACGCCGGCAGGTCTGAAGAAAATAAACGAGACGGCAATCAAGGCTGAAGTAAAGGAGAGCGCACTTGAAATAGCGCTGAAGAGTATTGGCGGTACGGAATTGGGACGAAGTAAAGAAATACGCGGAGTTGATAAGGGACGGAAAAAAGGTAGCGTGCGAGGAACTAAAGCAAGCAGTAAATAGGTTCTTTGCCGACCTGAAGAATCCGGACTATGAGTTGGATCATGTCGCACCGGATTTCTGTATCGACATTATCGAAAAGACGCTTTGCCATCAGCAAGGTGAGGCGATTGACGGGACTCCTCTTCGTGGGGAGCCATTTTTGTTAGAGCCGTTCCAAAAGTTTATCATTTACAACCTTGTTGGGTTCAAGCTGAAGGGAACGGAAATCGTGCGCTTCCATGAGGCGCTGATATATATGCCCAGGAAGAACGGCAAGACGGGGCTGGCGGCGGCGCTTGCGTGGGCGCTGTCGCTGTGGTACCGGCGGAGCGGTTCGAAGTGTTATATCGCTTCCGCCGCACTGATGCAATCCTTAGAGACGTTTAATTTCCTAAGCTATAACGTCGACAGGATGGGCGAACGGTGGGAACGTGGAAAGTCAGACGGACACGTTCATGTGACGGACAACAACAACGAACACGCAATGCAAGCGGACCTGTCAGACGGGTCCTTTTTTATTAGGGCGTTGGCATCGAATCCTGATGCTCAAGACTCGCTGAACGCGAACTTGTGTATCTGCGATGAGATCCATGCGTTTAAGCAGCCGAAGCAGTACAACCTGTTCAAGGAGTGCCAAAAGGCATACACGAACAAACTGCTGATCGGTATATCGACCGCGGGTGACAATGAGCAAGGATTCCTTGGTCAAAGGCTGAAGTATTGCCGCGAGGTGTTGAACGGAACCGTGAAGGATGAGCAGTATTTCATCTTCATGTGTTGCGCAAATCCCGGAGAAGACGGCGAGGTCGACTACACGAACCCCAAGGTCCACGAGATGGCGAATCCGAACTACGGTGTGACCATCAGACCTGAAGACATCATGAACGATGCCCTTCAGGCACAGAATGACCCACAACAGAGGAAGGACTTCCTTGCAAAGAGTCTGAACGTATTCACGAACGCATTGAAGAGTTGGTTCGACATTGAGGAATTCCGTCGGTCTGATGGGCAATATACGTGGACGCTTGAAGAACTGTCAAAGCTGAAGATCGATTGGTACGGTGGTGCGGATCTGTCTCGGATGTACGACCTGACTGCCGCGGCATTGTACGGTCAGTACGAAGGTGTGGACATTGTAATCACCCATGCGTTCTGCCCTGTGGTTATGGCGGCAAGAAAAGCAGATGAAGACAACATCCCGCTGTTTGGATGGCAAGACGACGGATGGTTGACGATGTGTAACAGCCCCACGGTGAATATGGGTGACATTGTACAGTGGTTCACCGATATGCGGGCTATGGGATTCAAGATCGTCCAGGTTGGGCATGACAGGAAGTTTGCCGGTGAAGAATACTTCCCGCTGATGAAGAAGGCCGGTTTCTCCGTTATTGATCAGCCGCAGTTGTATTACTTGAAGTCGCAAGGCTTTAGGCACATCGAGAAAGCGGCGAAAGACGGGAAGTTGTACTACCTGCATTCAGAAGCGTATGAGTATTGCGTACAGAACGTGAGGGCGGTCGAGAAGACCGATGACGCGGTAATGTACGAGAAGATACAACCGGAGCATAGGATCGACTTGTTTGACGCTTCGGTATTTGCTTGTAACAGAATGGTAGCGCATCAGTTGAAGAGTAAGAAGGCGCGCGCGTGGTTTGGTGAGGACGAATGAGCAAGAAACGGAATGCGGCGGCGGAAAAAAAGAATACTCGGAGCATTGGATTTTTCACTTCGCAGGTTGGATGTGACTGCCTGATTGGGTACACGTCCCTTGACCATAATCCTGAGATTCTGACCGCTTGTCGGAGAATTGCAGAACTGATCGGATCGTTGACTATTCACCTGATGTCCAACACGGACCGAGGGGATGTTCGGATTGTAAACGAACTGTCAAGGTTGATCGATATTAACCCAATGCCGACCATGACGCGGTCATCGTGGATGCAAGCAATCGTGATGAACCTGCTTCTTTACGGCGAGGGCAATTCGATTGTTGTGCCGCACACGAAGAACGGTTACCTTGAGGATCTTGAACCGATCAGTGCGGCAAGGGTTGGCTTCCTTGAGGATCCGAACTACAGAGATTACAAGGTACTGATTGACGGCATCGCTCATGACCCGCTTGACCTTCTGCATTTTATCTACAATCCTGACAAATACTACCTGTGGAAGGGCAAGGGGATCACCGTATCCTTAGCGGATATCGCGAAGAACTTGAAACAGGCACAGAAGACGGAAAACGCATTCATGGCGAATGAATGGAAACCGTCGATCATCGTTAAGGTTGATGCGCTGACCGAGGAATTCTCCTCACCTGAAGGCAGACAGAAGCTGCTTGACAGTTACGTCAAACCGGCTGCCACTGGTGAGCCGTGGTTGATCCCCGCGGAAGCATTCGATGTGGAACAGGTGAAACCGCTCTCTCTCGCCGACCTTGCGATCAATGACACGGTCGAGCTTGACAAGCGCACGGTTGCGGCTGTGTTGGGTGTTCCGCCCTTCCTTTTGGGCGTTGGGGAATACAAGAAGGAAGCGTGGAACAGTTTTGTTCAGAACACGATCAGACCGCTTGCGATTACCATCCAACAGGAACTGACGAAGAAACTGATCCTTTCACCGAAGTGGTATCTGAAGTTTAACGTCCTGTCTCTGATGGATTGGGATTTGAATGAAATCTACAAGGTCTATGGTGGTTTGGCGGACCGTGGAATTGTGACCGGCAACGAAGCGCGTGACCGCTTGGGGATGTCACCGCTTGACGGATTAGACGAACTGAAGGTCTTGGAGAATTACATTCCAGCAGACAGGATCGGAGATCAGAAGAAATTACAAGGAGGCGAATGATGGAAATGCGGCAGGTGCGGGCAACCACAACGACGTTTGAGACCCGCAAAGAAGGCGAAGACCTTCACATTACCGGGTATTTCTCGGTATTTGATTCACCTTATGAAATCGCACAAGGTATGACAGAAAGTGTCGCACCCGGTGCTTTTTCTAACACTTTGTCTGGTGACGTTCGCGCACTGAACAATCACGATGCGACGCTCGTTCTCGGACGGACCACAGCACATACCCTTGAGCTTAAAGAAGACTCGCGGGGGTTATGGGGAGACATTACCGTCAATCCGAAAGATGGGGATGCTTTGAACCTGTACAACCGTGTGGAGCGTGGGGATGTCAATCAATGTTCGTTTGGGTTCGAGATTGTCAAACAGGACACCGAGGTCCGGGATGACGGCTCTGTGCATTGGACAATCCGCGAAGTCAAACTGTACGAAGTGAGTGTATGCACATTTCCAGCCTATCAGGAGACCAATGTTACTGCGAGATCGGCAGAACGTGCGGATATCCTTGAGAAGAAACAGGAAGCATGGCGGGAAAGAATGATGTCGAGGTTAAAAGGAGGAAAAAGTAATGGCACTGAAAGCACTGATGCTCCGGAAGAAGATCGACGAGAAGACTAAGGCTCTTGAGTCTCTCCGCGAGAAGGATGCGGAATTTGAGAAGAGAGAGGCAGACCTGGAGACGTCGATCAGCGAAGCAAGGTCTGACGAAGAGAATCAGACCGTCGAGGATGCCGTTTCTGCTTTTGAGGCAGAGAAGGCTGAACACGAAGAGGCAAAGGCAACACTTGAGAGAGAGGTCGGCGATCTTGAAGGTGAGCTGAAAGCTGAGGAAGAGAAGCAGAACGAAGCGCCGACTGCACCCGTTGAGGCAAGGGAGGAGAAAAAAGAAATGGAAACAAGAGATAAGCTGAACATCCAGGATGATTTCATCAAGCGCGAGGACGTCAAGGAATTCCTGACGAATGTCCGTGACGTGATCTCCGAGAAGCGTGCGCTGACCAATGCCGGTCTGACCGTTCCGACCGTCATGCTGGGGCTGATCCGTGAGAACATCGAGCGTTTCAGCAAACTGTATGACAAGGTGTTCGTCCGTCGGCTGTCCGGTAACGGCAGACTCAACATCATGGGAACCATCCCGGAGGCTGTGTGGACGGAGTGCTGCGCGAATCTGAACGAGATGGATCTTGTGTTCAACAACGTCGAGGTCGATTGCAACAAGGTCGGTGCGTTCATACCGGTCTGCAATGCGATCCTTGAGGATTCCGATGTGGATCTTGCCAACGAGATTCTGACCGCGATCGGTCAGGCGATCGGTCTCGCTCTTGACAAGGCGATCCTGTATGGTACTGGCGTGAAGATGCCGCTCGGTATCGTGACCCGTCTTGCACAGACCACGGAACCTGCGGATTATCCGCCTACCGCCCGCACATGGGTTGACCTGCACACCAGCAACATCAAGAGCATTGCCGCTGCGACAACGGGCGTGGCTCTGTTCCAGGAACTGCTTGTCGATTCCGGTGCCGCGAAGGGCAAGTATAGCCGTGGCGCGAAGTTTTGGGCGATGAACGAGGCGACCTATACAAAGTTGGTCGCGGAGTCCATGTCTATCAACGCTTCCGGTGCTATCGTGAGCGGCGTGAACGGCACGATGCCTGTCATCGGCGGTGATCTTGTTGTCCTTGATTTCATCCCGGACAATGTCATCATCGGCGGTTATGGCGATCTGTACCTGCTCGGTGAGCGTCGTGAAATCACCCTGAACCGTTCCGAACACGCTCGGTTCATTCAGGATCAGACGGTCTTCAAGGGCACGGCTCGGTATGATGGTCAGCCCGCGATCGCCGAGGGCTTTGTTGCCATCGGTATCGGCGGAACCACGCCGAGTGCAACGATGTCATTCGCACCCGATACCGCCAACGCTGGCGCGTAATGCGCGGAGGTGTGCGATGTATAAAGTCGTCAAATACTTCATCGATCTGAAGGACGGCGGTCATGCCTACAATGCGGGGGATTCGTTCCCCCGCAAAGGGGCTGTTGTGTCCGAGGAAAGATATGCCGAGCTTGCAGGGAGTAACAACAAGCAGGGCGTTCCGCTGATCGAGAAGATCAAAGAAGTGAAGGTTGATGAACCGGATGATGATGTCAAGATCGCTCCGGTGAAGGTTGGGAAGAGGAAAAAGGGATAAGCCATGACGGACGCGGAACTCCTTACAATGACAAAAGCGAATTTGCAATTGATGACGCCGGCATTTGATGATTTCATTTCCATGCTCATTCAGGTATCGAAAAAGAGCATCGAACAGGAAGGCATCGTGCTTGATGTGTCTGACCTTGTGGATTGCAACCTGGTTGTCATGTATACGTCCTATCTGTACAGGCGGCGTGCTGAAAACAATGAGAACACCGCATATTGGACGGAGGCAAACCAGTATTTCGATATGCCCCGGATGCTCCGCCATGCCCTTAACAATAGACTCTTCTCGCAAAAGATGAGGACTGAGCCATGATGGACGGCGGCGTTGTTACATTCTGCTATCTGACCAACACGGCGGAGGATGGCGATAAACCGCTCTATAAACTGCTTCCTTTTTCGAAGGCATATTTTGCATACCGCACGATCAGTTATAGAAGAATGTATGAGGCAAGGGGTGCAAACGAGGAAGTGGACCTCCTGATCAGAGCGTGGAGGGATCCGAAGGTATGCCGCGGGCAGTATGCTGTCCTGTCACAGTCTGTGAACGATGGACAGTACGAGATCCGCATGGTTCAGCACACGGTTGACGAGGACAATCTTCAAGTGTCCGACATTACACTCCAAAAGGTAGACCAATTGTATGATGTCCTTACAGACGAAACTGAAGAGAGTACGGGATGCCCTGCTGACTACCAGCCTTGACGGCAAGTATATCTGCCATTATGAAAGGCCGAAGGATAAGCCTGATCATTGGATCGTATGGCAAGAAGACGGTAGCGGGAATGATTTCTCTGCGAATAACCGCAAAGCAGAGCAACAGGCGCGAGGCACTGTAGATTGTTTCACGAAGATTGAGTACGATCCTCTTCTTGACGAGATTCAGGAAGCATTGGACTCTGCTCAGGGAATTTCGTGGGATTTAGAATCGGTGCAATACGAGGACGATACAAAGCTCATACATTATGAATGGTCGTTTATGGTGGTGTAAATGGGTATAAACGTCGAGATAGGATTCAAGGAACTTGATAAATATGTCAAGCAACTTGAGACTCTGAGTAATCAGTCTGAGGAAATGTGTAAGCGTGCGATTTACGAAGGCGGCAATATCGTCGGCGATGAGATGAAACGCATGATAGCAAGGATCCCCGTACTTCCTGAAAAGCATGGAAATGAGAAGATTATTCGTGGGGCTTCCGCAAAGCAGATTGACGGACTTGTTGAGTCGATGGGTTTGGCTCCTATCCAAAGATATGGGAGAGGGTTGAATACAAAGGTGGGTTTCGACGGATATAACGATGTTGTGACGAAGAAATACCCTAAAGGTCAACCTAATATGATGATTGCCAGAGCGATAAATGCGGGAACGTCATTTCGTGAGAAATTCCCATTCGTTGAGAGAGCCGGGAAGAATTCAAAAGCTCCCGCCGAAGCGATCATGGCTGAAAACTTACAGAGTGCAATAGATTCAGTAGTAAACAGTTGAGGAGGTAAAAAATGGCAGCAGCAGGAAGAGTTGCAATTGGCTTCAGTAAGCCTTATGTCGCCGATTATGTGAATACCGGCGGCGTTGTCACGTTCGCGAACGCGCAGATTCTCGCGCGCGGCGTTGGCGTTTCCATTGATCCGGATACGTCCGATGATAATGTGTTCTACGCTGACAATCAGGCGGCAGAGGCGGACACCGGTTCGTTCACCGGCGGGTCCATCACTCTGACGGTTGATGGTCTGTTCACTTCTGCGGCTCGGTTCCTTTATGGACTCGCCGCGGCGGACACCGATGGGTGGGTCGCTTACGATGACCGTATGACCAATGGCTATAAGGCTGTTGGTTACATCGGAAAGTATATTTCCGAGGGTGTGGTTTCTTATGTTCCCACAGTCATCGTGAAGACGTCCTTCAATCAGCCTGGTGAGGAACTGAACACTCAGGAAGATGAGATCGATTGGCAGACCTGTGAGCTGACCGGTCGTGTACTTCGTGGTGATGACCAGTATCACACTTGGCGGTATATCACCGAGGAGGGATACGCCACCGAGGCGGCTGCGGAGGCTGTGCTTCGTGCAAAGCTGGGCATCGTCGGTCCGTAATCAAAAATTTCATCTATCATGGGGAGTGGCTAATGCTGCTCCCCTATTTTATTAAGGGGAGGGATTGTAATGATCTTAAAAGGCAGAGAAAGACATTTCTTACTTACCGTGAATGCGGCAGAACAGATCGGGCAGTTTTGCCCGGACAATGACTTTAACAAATTCGGAGAGATCACGAACGGGAAGACATTCTCCGAGATCGTAGCGATGGACCTCAAAATCGCGGAAATCCTTATCAATGAATATGAACAGAATAAAGCGATCGAGAATGAAGGCTATGTGCCTGACCTTGTAAAACTGGAAGATATGGATAGGTCCGTCATTACTCCGTACTGGATCCGTAACCTTGAGGCGGAAATGATTCAGACCATTCGCCGGGACGCTTTTGGTCAGATCGAAACAGAGGAGACCAAAGAAGCAAAGAAGTCTAAAAAAAACGCAAGCGCGGCGGCAGGTTGACGCTTGAATGGATCCTTTTCTATGGGCACAAAATCGGAATGAACAGGAAAGAGATTCTGCACACAAGGAATGGGCAGATGATCGATATCCTTACTTGTAATGCGATATATAACGGGAGTCTTCAGGAGAAGGAAAAGAAACTGACGTATGACGAGGTCATGGCGTTGAGGTGACAAATGGGTGCATCGGTTGGAATTACCGTCGGCGTAGACGGCGAAAGTGAATATAGTCGGTCATTAAAAAACATCACTGCCGAGACAAAAGCGTTTCAGTCTGAGTTGAAAACGCTTCAATCCAGTTTCGGAAAGAATACGTCTACATGGGAAAAATCCAGTATGACCGCCGGTATACTGACGGACGAGATCGATGCCCAATATCGGAAATTGGACGCATTGCGGACCGCGCAGTCTCAGTTTGCCGAAGGGTCCACAAAGTGGTTTGAATACGCGGATAAGATCAACAAGGCGACCGATGCCATCAATAAGATGGAGCAACAGCTTGATGAACTGCCGAACCGTATTCAATCTATCGGAGAAGATTTTAAAACTTGGGGGCAGAATATACAGGACTCCGGAAAACAGATCGCAGATTTTGGCGATAAGATGACCCGCAAAATCACCACTCCAATCATTGGCGGGTTGACCGGCGTTGTGAAGGAAACGGCAGACTTTGATACTGCTATGGCAGAGGTCCGTGCTATTGCCGTATCAACGCAGGAGTCTCTTGGGAGGATTACTCCTGAAGAAGGCGATCAGGTGTTTGATAGTCTTCGTGAAAAGGCTCGGCAGATGGGGCGTGAGACCGTCTATTCCGCGACAGAATCCGCTAATGCGATGGCATATTTGGCGCGTGCAGGATGGCAAGCAGATTCGATTATCGAAGGTCTTGACGGTGTCATGGCTCTTGCCGCCGCTGATGGACTTGATCTTGCAAGCACTGCGAGTATTGTGGCAGATGGTGTGACGGCATTTGGCAAGACCGCTGACTATGCGTCTCACTTTGCTGACATCCTTGCGATGACAAGCGCACAGAGCAATACGAACGTGGAGATGTTGGGTGAGTCCTTCAAGTATGTGGCTCCCACCGCGGCGGCTCTTGGATACGAAGTTGAAGATGTTGCTCTCGCATTAGGTCTGTCCGCCAACAATGGCGTTAAGGCATCTCAGGCAGGTACTGGATTAAGACAGGCCCTGAAGAACCTCATCTCCCCCACCGATAAAGTGGCTGAGGCGGCGGATAAGTTTGGCATCAGTCTGTATGATGCACAGGGCAATGCTCTCCCGCTTTCTGATGTCATCGCACAATTGCGTGAGACGTTTGGTGACCTGAACGTGGAGATCCTTGACGGCAATGGCGATCTGAAGGAAGCAGAGACTATCATGTCGGAATACGGCGATAGTCTGCCAATTACACAACAGGAGAAGTTACAGGCTATCGTTGATATCTTCGGTACCAGGGCTATGCCGACGATGCTTTCGGTTATTAGCGCGGGATCGGAAGATTTTGGTGACCTTGAGCAAGCAATTTATAACTGTAACAATGCCGCCCAGACGATGTCCGAAACGCGTCTTGATAATATCGGCGGTGATTTTACTCTGTTAAAAGACGAGGTCTTAGACCTTGCCATCTCTCTCGGCGACATCATGGTGCCGGTTCTTCGTAATGATATCATCCCTACCATCCGCGAGGCAGTTGGGTGGTTTAATGGACTTGATGATAGCACGAAAGAGTTGATTATTAAGTCGGCGCTGTTTGCGGCGGCTGTTGGACCTGTCCTATCGGTTGGCGGTCGACTTATTTCCGGTGTAGGGACATTGGTCGGCGGAATCGGGAATATCATCTCGGTTGTAGGCGGACTCGGTGGCATTGCGTCTTCCATAGCTGGTGGAATCGGAACCATTGTGTCAGCAGGTGCTGGGTTGATTGGAAGTATCGGTGGCGTCATTGGTGCAATTGGGTCCGCCATTGCGGCAGCCGCTCCTGTTCTAATCATAATTGCCGCGGTGGTTGCGGCAGTTGCTGGTCTTGCGTATGTCATTTACAAGAACTGGGATGACATAAAGGAATGGACCAGTAACTTGGTCACGAATGTAAAGAATGGATGGGATGATCTAAAAGAAAATACCAAAAACGCATGGGAAAATATGAAGCGCAATGTTTCCGAAGCGTGGGAAAATATGAAGCGCGAAACCAAGGAGAAACTTGAGTTTATCGGAACCAAGATCCGCACCACATGGGATGATGTCACCACAAAAACACGAAACGCATGGAATGAAGTCAAGACGGCGGTCGGAAATGCCGCAAAGGATATGATTGACAATATTTCCGGAGCGGCTCGGAACATTTGGGACACCATCTCCGGTACGTTCAGCAGCATTGTTGATAACGCTTGGAACTGGGGTTCAAACGCGATCAACTCTCTCGGCGATGGTCTCAATTCCGCGTGGGGGTGGGTTGAGTCAAGCGTTGGAGGAATGGGGAACTTTATTTCCAACACGCTTGGAAATCTTGCAAGCAATGCCTGGAACTGGGGCCGTGATATGGTGAGCAATATCGCTGACGGGATGAGTTCAAAGATCAATTTGGTGAAGAACGGCGCGAAGAGTGTGGCGGATAAGATTGCCGGTTACCTTCATTTCAGTTTACCGGATGAGGGGCCTCTTGCGCACCTTGACACATTCATGCCCGATATGATGAAGGAATTGGCAGGTGGTATCTATGACAATTTGGGTATCATCGAAAAGGCATCCGACGTGTTAGCAGGTGCTATCATGCCGAACACAGAAGGTGTGATTGCGACGAACAACACGAATTCGACCACGATCAACAATGGCGGGGCAACGATTAACGTGTACGGCGCGGAAGGTCAGAACGTCAACGAACTGGCTGATATTGTCATGCGGAAATTAACCATTCAGGTCAACAGACAGGCGGCGATTTATGGGTAATTATTTTAGGTTTGGGAATGTGAATAGTGCCGATTATGGCGTATGGATTTCCGGGAGCGGTACGTTCAACAAACCTGCGCGGAGAGTTGAAAAGATTTCCATTCCCGGTCGGAATGGTGATCTGACGATTGATGAAGGTGTATTTGAGAACGTGTCGGTCACATACCCTGCGTTCATCTCAAGGGGATTTGAGAACAGATATCACGATTTCATTGCGGCTATGATGTCACAGACGGGATATCAGAAGCTGCAAGATACCTATGATTCTGATCACTTTCGGATGGGCCTGTTTGCCGAGGAACAGGAACCGGAGGTTGGAACGCTCAACAGGACGGGCAAGTTTGAATTGACGTTCAATTGTATGCCGCAGAGGTTTCTTGTCGAAGGTGACAGATGGATGGATATCGGTCTCGGCCCGTATTATGGTTTGCATCTCAATAATCCGACAGGATATACGGCTGTTCCAGTTTTCAGAACGGTGGGAGCTGGATTGTTTGACGTAACAACGAATAACAATCGATTGTCCGGTCTTGCGTGGGGGGTTACCGTCAGCAATCCGTCATCAGGATCATTGCCGGCATATATTGACATTGATTCCGATATGGAAGAATGCTACACGCTCCTAAATGCTGGGGAATGGAACGAACGATATCAGTATTGGAATAACGTCGTGACGATTTCGGCTGCATTAGGTAGTCCGTGGGCATTTCCGATTCTGTATAAGGGTGAGGAATCCATCATCTCTGTGAGTGGAGACTTCACATCATTACAGATAAAGCCGAGATGGTGGGAATTATAGAATGAAACCAAGGATCTTTTCATCAAGTGAATGGCGGTTTGAGGGCTTGGGGCTTGGCAGTTTGCCCGATGCGATCTCTTGCACCGTGACGGAGGATCTGTGCGGCAGAGATTGGCGTGGCGGTGAGTATGCCCTTGAGATGGAATACCCGATCACCGGACACAATTATGACCTGCTTGTTGAGGAGCGGATCATATGTGTAAAGCCGTCAGAGAATGCGACAGAATGGCAACCATTTCGGATCTATGCCATATCGCGTCCGATCGGTGGCGTTGTGACCGTAAAGGCAGATCATATTTCCCGCCAATTGAAAAAAGTCACGATTCAAGAATTTTCGATGTTTGGCAAGTTTAGCGACGCCATGACGTACATCACGAATACCTGTGTTCCGAATGCACATTTTGTGTTCCAAAAGATAGGAAACGATTACATCAGTACGTATGGATGCAAAACACCGAAGAATGTGTTTGACCTGCTTTGCGGACAGGAGTCCATCCTGGATCAGTATTCGTCAACATATCCCGAATGCTACACATGGGATAAATGGAATGTAAAGCTCGGCACGCGGGGAAGTGATCGCGGGGTCACGATCACCTATGGAATAAACATGACCGGCATTGAAAAGGCATCCGACATGACCAACACGATCACAGGGTATATGCCGTATTGGGAAGATGATCAGAAGGTAGTCAGACGGTTGTCATCTCTTGGGTTTTATGACGATGTTGTTCTGTCGGACAATTATACGGATTATGCTTACAAGATGATTGAACCGCTTGACGTCGGAAGCATTTACAACGACCACAAAGAGGATCCGGCTGCCACGCTTGCACAGTTGATTCAGGATTATGCTTATGAGCAATTGGCAAAGGTGAGCATTCTGCCGGCGACAATCGATGTTGAGTTTGTACCGCTGAACGCGACAGATCAATATAAATCCTTGATGGAATCGCGCATGATTCGTCTTGGTGACACCGTGAAAGTCAGATATGACGCTTTGGGGATTGATGAGAAGCAGAGAGTCATTAAGACGGTGTTCAATGTGTTGGCGAATCGTTACGAATCTATCGAAATCGGCACGAAACAGATTGACCTTGCGGGAGTCATCGCAAAGATTGCGAAAAGGAGTAAATGATGGTCACACAGAAATATAAGTTGGATATGATCCCGAACGGACAGATTCTGAACGTTCACGCAAGCCAGTATGATCAGGGGCGTGTGATCACGTTCGATCTCTTCAAAGGAACGGAACAATTCATCATTCCGGGCGGATCAACGGCACTTATCACGGGCACAAAGCCCGATAAAAGAGGATTCTCTCTTCCTGCAACAATCGCGTCGGGTACAAATCCGCATGAGGTGAGCGTCACATTAACACAGAATATGTGTGCGGTTCCTGGTCAAACAATTTGTGAGATCAGATTGCTCCGTGGTGATGTGAACATCGGAACGGCAAACTTCATCCTGTTGGTGGAACGTGCCGGCCTTGCGGATGATGTTGACATCTCCGAGACGGAACTACCCGCATATATTGATGCCGCGCAAATTGCAGCCGACGAAGCTGCTGCTAGTGCAGTTCTTGCGGGACAGAAGGCGGGTGATGCGTCCGATTCGGCAGATACCGCTACAATTAAAGCGGGACAGGCGAGTGCTAATGCGTCTAATGCATACAATTCCGCGCGTGATGCTGAAGCATGGGCGAATGGGACACGCGGCGGTACGTCTATTCCGTCAACAGATCCAGCGTATGAGAAGAACGCGAAGTATTACGCAGACTTGGCTGGACGCACTCTCCCCGCAGGAACGACGGTAGCATTTTGGATTGATTCGACAACGGGTCATTTGTGGGAACAGCAGACAATTGACGGAGTTCAGCAGACCGCACAGGATCTCGGACAGGTCAAAGGGTCTGATTCAAAGTCAGAGACACAGGTCACGAGTTATTATACGAGCGAAATCAATAATTTGCCGATCAGTACAATCAACGCTCGTGTGTGCGGCAATATGACACAGTTAGACTTCGCGATTAATTGTCAAGTAGGTAATACCGTGCCGGAAGGTGAAACCCTGTTTGCTACGTTGAATGACTACATGAATCACAAGGAATTAAGACCATATTCACTTGGCGTGGATATGACATCATGCAGATTGACAAATTCCTTGAAGGTTGTTGATCTTCCTGGTGCGATGAATATTAGTTTGGCAAGTAATGGCAAGGTGTATATTTCGGCAGAAGCGGGCGGTTTTTCGTTCCCTACGGGCGCATCGCTGAAATTCTCCTTCCTGTTCATCAATAACAAATAATAGGGGGTTGCCATGACAAGAGGAACTACACCTTCATACGTCATCACGTTTGAGGAGGAGCTGGACTTCTCGGCTGTTGATTTTTGGACGGTCACGCTGAAGCAGTTTCCGACAGAGGTCAATATCGACAATCCGTATGTGGATATGGAAGCAAAGACCTTGACCGTCACGCTGACACAGGAGCAGACACTTCAATTCAGAAATGGGAAAGCGGATCTTCAGGTCAGGGGAGTCTTTGCGAATGGTACCGCGTTTGCATCAAACATCGGTTTCGTGCCGGTCTGCCCGGTACTGGATGAAAGGGTGTTGGAATGAATCCTGTCAGAATCACGTTGGCGATACAAGAGAACACGCACAATGTTACCTTGGGATTTTCGGAGTACATCGGCGGCGGCGGGATGTTGCCGTGGTATGACGGAGAATACACGGTTACACCGAGGAAGGTCGCGCAGACTCTTGCGACGGACAACAAAAGCATGAGAGATGATGTGGTTGTTGAAGAGATTTTCCGGGCAGATGTGCCCAATGAAACAGGCGGTTATACGGTAACCATTGGCTATGAATAGGAGGATGAGACATGGCAAACAGTAAGGTTATTTTTGGCAATGAGGTTCTGATCGATCTGACGCAGGACACCGTCACGGCAGCAGATATTTTGACGGGGAAGACCGCACATGACAAGAGCGGTGCAATCATCACGGGTACGTGTGACTATGACGCGGACACGTCCGATGCGGATGCGACGGCGGCGGAGATCCTGGCTACCAAGACGGCGTATGTGAACGGGGCGAAGGTGACCGGCTCCATGCCGAATCGTGGCGGTGTAAGCGGTGTGATTTCCGATGTCTCAACTCCCTATGCGATTCAGAACGGGTATCATGACGGCTCCGGAACGGTTGCAATCGATTCGACCGAAGTGGCGAAGATCATTCCGTCGAATATCAAGGACGGCGTGCAGATGCTCGGTGTGACGGGTACATATACCGGCGAGGGTGTGACGGCTGAAGCCATCAGCGCGACACCGTATACGACACAGAAGGTGTATCTGCCCGGTGCGGGGTATGACTATATCTCACAGGTGACAGTTGATGCCATCACGGACAACAGGGTGCTTGATCCCGTGAGCGGAGGTTATATTGTGACGATTGGAGCGGTTGATCCTAACGTATAAGGGGTGAAAGATGGGAAATTCGAAGATTATTTTGGGCAACGAAACGCTGATTGATCTGACGAGTGATACTGTGACGCCTGATACTTTGCTTGCGGGTACTACTGCGCACAATCGGAGCGGGAATCAGGTCACGGGTACGGTGTATGGTGTTCCGTCTGGTGGCACTACGGGTCAGTATCTGACCAAGCATAGCAATTCCGACGGTGACACAGAATGGACTACGCTCTATGCCATGACCGGCGCCTCCGCAAGTTCCGCAGGCACAAAGGGTCTTGTCCCGGCACCGGCGGCAGGCGATCAGGGGAAATTTCTGCGCGGGGATGGTACGTGGGCAGAGGCCGGTGGTGGCGGTGGCGGCATAACCATCGTGCAGATCCCGTCTGTCGTTGTGGGCACGTATACATACACCGGGAGCGCGCAAGGGCCCACGATCACGGGATTAGATGCCGCGCATACCGTCGTGACAGGTGACACGGCGACAAACGTGGGAAGTTATACCCTCACGATCGCGCTGGCCGATCCGCAGACAATGGTATGGTCTGATCTCACGACGGCGGATAAAACATACTCATGGTCGATCGGCAAAGCTCCGGGCGCGGTTACGTTATCCAAAAATACGGTTGTGCTATCTAATAGCGTGCCGAGCGACACGGTGACGATATCGAACGCGACCGGGTCGATCAGTATCGCGTCAGGCGACACAAGTGTGGCGACCGTATCACCGTCTACTATGTCCGCGTCAGGCGGCACGCTTACGGTAACAGGTGCGGGGGCAGGTACGGCGACCGTGACGGTATCTATCGCGGCATCTAGTAATTATGACGCAACAAGCGCGACGATCAGTGTGACTAATTCTATGGCTAATCATATCTATGGCGCGGTGTGGGATGGCTCTGCCGATACGTCATGGACGCGGACGGATGACGCGGCGTCTTTTGCGGATCCTAACCCGTACTATGCCGGGATGAGTGGAACACCGTCTAGCCCGTTTGATGATATCATGCCGTGGAAGGGTATGAATGTTTTTGATGATTCTGTTGCAGGTAAGGTTGTTGCTATTCCTAAATTCTATTACAAGATAGGATATGCATCAGGAACTACTGGATTAAAGATTCAGATTTCTATGTCAAAGCATGAAGGATTTAAATGTTCACCTGCCCATATGGATAGAGGTGATGGAGCTGGTGAAAGAGATGTTGTGTATATCGGGCGGTATCATTGCGGGAGTGATTACAAGAGCAAAACAGGCGTAACACCGAAAGTACACGAATCACGAGCGTCATTTAGATCAAACATACACGCATTAGGATCTAATGCGTGGCAGTTTGATTTTGCTACACTTATAACCTTGTGGATGCTCTACCTTGTCGAGTTCGCAGATTGGAATTGTCAATCAAAGATCGGCGGCGGATGTTCAAGGACAACCGCATCAAGTTCTGGCGCTTTTGCTACTGGCGCAACTGATAGTATGCCGTATCATACCGGGACGACATCATCCAGTATTGGAGCGACTGTTTACGGGTCTAATCAGTATAGGAATATTGAGGATCTTTGGGGGAATTGTTTGGACTGGGCCGACGGGTTATATTTTAGCGGCTCAAATGGGTATGCTATCAAAAATCCTGCAAATTTTTCTGACTCTACAGGCGGGACAGCAGTATGCACGAAACCAAGCGGCGGGGGGTATATATCGGCATTTACTTTCCCTAGTATAACTGGTTTTGAGTGGTTTTTATTTCCTTCTGCCATAAACGGATCCAGCTCGACATATGTATGCGATAGGATTGTTCCATCTACAGGAGCCGTGCCTCGAATTGGCGGAGAATTCGAGCAAAGTCAGGCTAATGGCTTATTTTTCATTGATACATATAGCGGAGCTGGCCTACAGGATCAATATACCGGAGCGCGTTGTATTGTATTACCTTAACGGAGGGCGACATGAATATAGAATGGTATCAAAGTGAGAGCACAATAAAACCCGCTGAGGTCTGTCTCGATTGGTCGCCCAGAAATGTGTACCTGCATCGGAACATCCGACAGGAGGAGCGCGAAGACATCGACGGCGTAAAAATCAAAATGTGGGTCTATGACGAAGCGAAACTGTCCCGGGCAGATTATGCCATTTATGCGGCAGAAAAGACCGCAGAGGACATCATCTCCGCAGAGCAGGAGATCACCGATCAGGATCTCTCCATGATGGAGGCGGAACAGGAAATCACAGACCTGGATCTCCGGATCATGGATCTGGAAAACGCATAAAGGAGGGTGAAGCCATGAACCACAGCAAACAGTATGAGAAAATCAAAAAGCGTTACGACAAGGGGTATGTCACACTTGACCAGCTCCGCAGGTATGTCGAGTTAGGCGCGATCACTCCGGAGGAGTTTGAGGAGATTTGCGACCAGCCCTACGAAAAGGCGGAATAACTAACAATATGCGGTGGCGGAATAGGTAGACGCACAATCGACCAATGATGGCTGTCTGCAAGCGCGGAGGTCATGTGAGGTGCAAATCCTCACCCGCATAAGCAAGTTGTAGGCAAGTTAAAAAGAGGACAGAAAAATGCCCGATATCGAATATGTGACAAAAGAATTGCACGACGAGAGCATCCGCCGTATTGACGATGAGAACGACCGTCAAAATGCGCACATCAAGCCTAGTAAATACGACGGATTGAGGGGTCAGCGTTTCGGACGGTTAATCGTAGCATCTGATCCCATTAAAAAAAGGGGGTTCAGATATTACGTGTGCCGTTGTGATTGTGGAAAAGAAAAGACAATCAGAGCAGACGGACTTGTCAGCGGTTTTGTTGTCAGTTGCGGTTGTTTCAACAAGGAGATTTTGTCTGTTCCTCGCGAAGATCTACGGCATAAAAACGAGTATTACATCGTCAATGATGTGGCTCATGTTAGGCTGACAAATTGCGACGATGAAATGCTATGCGATGCGGAAGATTGGGAACGATTAAAAGATCATTGTTGGATGATCGGGTCGGATGGCTACGCACGGACTAACAAACATCGAAGCGGCGACAATCTGCGAAGCAAGAAATTTCACAAAAATATCGTGACAGACGGTGATTGCGTCGATCATATTAACCGAAACCGCCTAGACAATCGACGATGTAATTTGAGGGCGGCAAGTCAGCAATTGAACACGCTGAATCGTGGGTTAAACAAGAACAACACGACAGGTCGCAAAGGTGTATATCATCGTTCTGATAATGGTCGCTGGAAGGCGACTATTTTTGTTAATGGGAAAGAGCATTCGCTCGGGAATTATGCTACAAAGGAAGAAGCGGTTATTGCAAGGGAAAAAGGCGAAAAGATATACCACAATCCAATTCTTGAGGGGGCAACGTGATGAACGACGACGAAAAGTATGTATTGTGGACGGTTCATAAAGAATTCGCCGACCGCATCGATGAGCGAGACAAAACACAAAATATGCGAATCTCCGCTCTTGAAGATGGGCTGAAAGAGGTCAACAAGATCACCATCAGCATCGAGCGTCTGACCGCCAACATCGAAACCATGACGGATGAGATCAAAAAGCAAGGAACGAGACTGGACGCCATCGAGGAAAAACCCGCGAAACGATGGGACACCGTTATTAGCGGGATTATCAGCGGAGTCATCGGGATCCTGATCGGGCTGATGAGTGCGGGGATCATAAAATGAAAAAGCTGAATGGACTCGACAAATATGTGATTTTTTCGATTGTCCTTCTTCTTCTTTTCACGGTGGCGGAGTTTATAACAAGCTCCGTCACCAATTTTTCACACGATACGTTGATTACGTGCTTTTATACCGCATTCGGCGGAGAGATTTTGTCGTGTGCGTTGATTAAGATTTTCAAGCTCCGAGGCGGAACCGATGACAACACTCTTACAGATCCTCGCATTGATTGCCTTGATATACAATGCGGGAGTGACGATATGGCTGATAGTCATGATTATCAAGTGGGCGATTGAAGACATAAGGAGGCATTAAATGAACGACATCTCTCGGAAATTTTGTTCCCGTAAATTTTGGCTCTCCGTGGCGGCATTTCTCGGCTCTATCGCCGCATCGATTGCGGGGCTTACCACGGGCGAAAAGTGGATAACTATCACGGGCATTGTGTGCGGGATGTTGTCGGCCGGGATATATGCGGCGGCAGAGGCCCACACGGACGGAACGCGGAACATTACAACGCACAATTACACCATGCCCGAAGATGCAGAAATCAAATGAACAGGAATAATTTATTCGTATTTCTCGCGATCGTTTGGCTCTTGTTTATTGCGTTTCTGATTCATGTCTATGCAACGTGCGCTCCGCACTTTTGAGGTGGTAAAGATGGCAACGGCAACACAGGCGGCACAATTTATCGAACACATTGCACCATTGATTCAGACCGAAGCACGGCGACGGGGTTATCTTGTATGCTCTCCGATTATCGCTCAAGCCTGTTTAGAATCGGCGTTCGGAACGTCATCGCTCGGAAAGGCATATTTCAATTATTTCGGTCTCAAATGCGGGTCAAAGTGGACGGGGAAATCCGTCAACATGAAGACCAAAGAGGAATACACGACCGGAACATTGACCACCATCCGAGACAATTTCCGCGTGTATGACAACATGGCGGATGGTGTGCGGGGTTATTTCGATTTCATCTCAACGCCGCGTTATGCCAATTTGAGAACTGCCAACACTCCCCGCGAATATCTCGAAATGATTAAGGCGGACGGCTATGCTACATCCAGCTCCTACGTGGCGAATAATATGCGCGTGGTGGAGAGTTACGGGTTGATGAAGTATGACGGAGCATCCGTCGAATATACCATCCCAACACGGATCATCAAGCGCGGTTCACGCGGGAACGACGCGAAGTGGGTGCAAGCAGCTCTCAATCGTCATGGCTATTCGTTAGTAGTTGACGGAATCATCGGAGACAAGAGCGAAGCCGCAATCATTCACTTTCAAAAACGCATGGGATTAGTGCCTGACGGGTGCGTGGGGCCTAAAACCATCGCGAAACTCTAATATAGGTCGTTGCGGGGTCTCCTTTCCCCGTTTCGATAGTCCCCCAGGGCGGCGAGTTTGCGCGGCATTCCCGTCGCCCTGCCCCTTTTCTATCATTTCGTAAAATTCCCAACGATAAACCATAGATTATGACACGCGTGTCATGTCATACTTTGCGTCATACTTTCGCCTAACCACATAGGCAAATCCTTATTTCATGCGGGTTGCGAGGTATGCCACAAAACGCCATTTTGACGCCATCAAAACATAAGAAAAGCCCCGAAACATCAGCGTTTCAGGGCCTTTTTTCGTGTGCGGAAGATGGGACTTGAACCCATACGAAAAGTGGCTCAATTCCTTTATTCATGCGGGTTTGAAAAATCTTCCGTCATCCTTTGCGTCATACTATTTTTCCGAGTCCAATATATTTCCAAAGTGCCCCAAAAGTTGGTTTGCGAATTTCTCCTCAAATTGTGCGATGGGGTTCTGATAGATTTCTTTCATGATGGGTGATCCTGGGTGCCATCCACCTGTCCGTTCGGTGTAGGATTGAGGAATCCCCAAGGCGGCAGATATTGACGCGTAATAATGGCGGAGGTCGTGAAAGCGGATCTTCAGACCGAGAGAATCCCGCAGGTCGGAGAACTGATCCGTGATCCGATTCGGTGTGGAGATCTCTGGGATGATGAGGTCATCAGGTTCACCACTTCCGAGCATGGCAACTACCTCGGCGGGGAGTGGTACATCCCGCACACTATCGTTTGTTTTCGGCATTTCCTTGTATACCCATTCACCATTGGAGCCGCGAACCACATCCGCGTGAACATGGAGAACGCTTCCGTCAAGATCACCATATCGAAGGGCGGCAATCTCACCACGACGGAGTGAGCCAAAAGCTCCGAGAGCAATGCAGATTTTCAACCATTGGTCAGCACGTTCCATGAGTGCTTTTATTTCGTCATCAGATGGCGCGTAACGGCGTTTGATTGTCTTCCTCGGTAAAGATATCCTCCAAACGATTTCGGGCGCGTACAGACGCACAGAAGACGTCAGAAGAGCATATACGTTTCGGACGTACTTTGCAGATTTCTCGGCGGACATATCCGAGATGAATCTCTGAACGCGCTCGGATGTCAGGCGGCGGATTTTATCACGGGCGATCGGCTCAAATGCGTTTCGCTCTATGACGCGGTAGGCATAGATTGTGGACGGAGACAGAACGTTCTCTTTCGCGGCAATGTACCCATGCACCGCTTCAATGACCGTCAGATCCACACGGGCAAATCTATCGGCGGTTCCGCTGAAACGCGCGGCTGCCTGTTCGGCCTCCTGTTTCGTCGGTGCGCTGAACGATCTGTAATGCTTTTTCCCTTCCGCGTCCGTGTGCGAATAGGCCCGAACACGCCACATTCCGGAGCTTGTCTTTTTAGCGGTCGGCATCGTCATCACCTCCCATCATATATTCCAGCGTTTTTTCATAATATGTTGCAAGACGGTAAAGGGTCACGATGTCAGGCAATGACAAGCCCTGTTCCCATGACGCGACCGCGTGGGTGCTCTTGCCGACTGTCCGCCCGATTTCCGCTTGCGTGAGTTGGTTATCGGTTCGGCATTGGATGAGTCTTTTTCTCACTTTTTCCCGAATAATCATGTCATCGTTCGTCATGGTCAACACCTCCCTTCTATGCCCATTCTATCACATAAAAACGGGAATGGATGAAAAAAATACGAAAATTTAGTACAAACATATTGACAGTACTAATATTTAGTATTAGAATGCTTCACAGGTACTAAATATTAGGGTTTGTCGTTTTGGAAGTACTAAAGTTTAGTACACAAACGAAGGAAGGAGGGAAAAAGGATGATCGGAGCGGCTATCAAGAATTACCTTGATGCGAACGGAATCAAACAAGCATTTGTGGCGGAAAAGGTCGGGATCACTCCGGGGCAGATGTCAGACATTTGCAACAATGGGCGGAAAACGATCGATTGTGTTCTCTATTACAAAATCTGCCGTGCTCTCAATGTTCCACTTGATCTGTTCTTTGAGGGGTTGGAAGTATGACCGCATCCGCACTCAAACCCTACATGAACCGCGCAGGGATCAAGTCAAATCGTGAACTCGCATCCTTGACCGGAATCAAACACGCCACAGTGGATAACATAGCAAAGCATCCAACGACGGCGCGAGGGTATCAGATCAGGGAAATCGCGGGGGCTTGTGGGATGAGTGCGGCGGAAGTGGTCGAAGTGTTCACAGGGGGGTGATTGAAGTTGGGAATGAAAGCACTCGACGAGTTGGAATTACCACCGCTGACCGTCGAGAATGCGGATGATGGAGGGTTGGAAGAACTGAAAGCGTCCATCATCGAAAACGGATGCCGGGAATACTTGAGCGCATACAGAGCGTGGAGGTTGGCGGAGAACGAACAGCAGAAAATCATCGCGCGGTCATGGCTCTATCATCATGAAGTGTTCTTCCGGTCGGCATGGTTCGCCACATTGATCGGCGAGGAAGACATTGACGGCGAGTCATTGATGCGGAGATTGCGGCGGCATCCACCGAGAAAGTATCTTCTCCCGACAGAGAAACAGGCAATGGAGGAAGACATTGAGAACCAGGTGGAAGAAGGTCGAAGGGTGGGAGTTTACATCGATGCCGAAACGATTGAACGAAGGATCGTGACGGGAGATTACATCGGACGGACACCGTCAGCGGAATATCTTGAAAAACTCAAGTCACGGCGGAAACACGAACACGATGTAATCAAAGCAAGGTACAAAGCGAGGGAACAGGGGCATGGCTGATATTAAGGTAGCAAAAGCAATCGCAAGGAACGCATACAAGGAGATAAACGTCTCCCGGCAGCAGTTGGCAGAAATGAACGTGTGGGATGCCATCGAGAAGTTGGGATTCGCACAGGCGGCCTTGAAGGATATCTTGCGGGAGCTGGGAGAAGAACAGGAGGGAGAAGATGAATGATGTACTGTTTTCCGCATTTCTCACGCTTGTTGGTGTTCTTTGTGGTATTAAAGCGGCAATCGGCGGAATCACGCTTGATTGGGCGGAGTGTGTACTGGTTGTTGGCGTGGTTCTTATCACGCTGGGTGTTAAGGGATTATTCAAAGGAGGGAACGATCATGAATTTTGAGAAGCTCAAGGAAGAATTTCGGCAATCCGTGGCACGGATGAACGTCGCCGTCGATCACAACGATCGCAACACCAATCTGATCGAATATGGACGTTTGGACGTGTTGTCGAAGATCCTACACGAGATGGGTCACACGGTAGAGGGAAGTGTGGTTCCGGTGGAATCCAATATGCACAGGGTCATCTATATGACCATCGACGGCAAGAGTCTCGGAAACTTTGTAGGGAACGTCAAGAACAGTTTCTATGTGTTCTCCCCGGAAGCGGAAAAGGAGACCGAGAAGACCGAGAAGACAGACGAAACCGAGGAAAAGGATTGAGCCGCACGACGGCAATCGTGACGGCCCAAGGTAGGATAGACATCCTCTGCAATTCATATCCTACCAC